CTATTCACAAGGTGGACACAGTAACGTAAGGTTTAACGAAGACAACGTACACTTGCAATGCGAAGCTTGTAACACTTACTTAAGTGGTAACTTACTTAACTACCAGATAGGTATAGAAAAACGAATAGGAGCGCAAAGATTAATGGAGCTTCAGGCGAAAGCACACGATGTTAAAAAATGGACAAAAGACGAACTAAAAGAATTAATTGAGACATATAAACAAAAACTAAAATGAATTACAACAACGACTTTAAACACGATTTAGAAGTAGGACAAGTATATGAAAAAGAACTTGGTAACTTACTGCAAAAAAAAGTAGAAGTTAAACGCGACTTCCGATGTTTAGAAACTAAAAACGTTTTTGTAGAATATGAAAGTAGGGGCAAACCTTCAGGAATAGCAACAAGCGAAGCCGACTATTATTGTTTTTGGTTCAGCGATGTTCACTGCGTAATTATAAAAACGGACAAATTAAAAGAACACTGCCGTAAATGGATAGGAACAAACCGAGATGTTTTAGGCGGTGACAATAACACAAGCAAAGGTATTTTACTACCAATAACAATTTTTTTTGAAAACATATATTAAAACTAAATTGTTAATAACTTTTTTAATTTAATTAGTTTTAAATATAAAAAGGTTGTATATTTGCATATAATTATTTACTAACAAAAACAAAAACTATGAAAGCACAATTAAAAAAAGTTGAAAAGTTACTTGAAAAAATGGAATTTTTAAAAGAACAAATAGCAGAAGAATTACAAAGCATAATAGAAACAAGAACAGACCAATTTGACGAACGAAGCGAAAAATGGCAAGAAGGCGAAAAAGGTTACGAATTTCAAGAAAAAACTGATGAAATAGAAAACTTTGCTGATGAATTTAATACAAACATAGATAGTGCAATAAGTGAATTACAATCTGAAATAGAAAATCTTTAATTTAACAAAACAATTTAAAACAAAAACTATGAAACATTTATTTAAAAGTTTAGCAGAATTTCAACAAGAAGTACCTGTTATTCACAAAGCAACACAAGGTTACGGTTACACTTACGCAGACTTGCCGAAAATCTTTGAAGTAATTAACCCACTACTAAAAAAGCACGGTTTAGGGTTTACACAATTACTTAATTCAAAGGATGGCGAAAACTATTTAGCAACTATTTTATTTCACGTTGAAAGCGGTGAAAGTTTAGAAAGCAATACTTTAATTCCACAGGTTGAATTGAAGCAAATGAATTTATACCAAAGTTTCGGAAGTGGAACAACCTACTTTCGTCGTTACTGTTTGAGTTCGATTTTGGGTATTGTTTCGGACAAAGACACAGACGCTTCTGGAGAACAAGTAAAACACGAACCTAAAAAAGCTACAATAGACAACGCACGTTTTCAAAAAGCAATTGACGCAATTAGCAAAGGAGAATACACCGTAGAAGAACTAACAACAAAGTTTAGTTTAACCCCTGCACAATTAAAAACGTTAGAAGTATGAACCCTAATCAACTTACACTTAATTTAAAAACTATGAAAGCACCAAGACAAGACGAAAAAACGCAAACTATTAAATATTATAATTTCTTTTTAGATTTAAAATGTCAGTTAGACAATAAAAAAAATGTAGCGATTAGCAATTTTTGTAATAAACATAAAGTATCAGTATTGATGGGAACTTTTTTAATAAAAAATAACGTGATTTTTAAAGATACAAATGGATATTATAATTGGAATGAAAAAATACCTGTTACTAATCTTTTAATTAAAAAATTTAGAGCTTTTGTTTTTTCAAGTAGAAAAAAAACAACTTCTTTAAACAATTCAAAAATTGTAAAAGACAAGACTAAATTAATTAAACAACGTTCTAAAATGAACAACATAGGGAATGAAGATACAAAAGTTATTTATTCAGTTCAAAAACAAGAAATAGGACTTATTCGTAAATTTTTAAAATGGATTTACTGATGAAAATACGTTGTTCAGCATTGGGGCGGTTGATGACCGCTCCACGCACCAAGACCGAGACATTAAGCAAGACCGCAAAGTCTTATATTCAAGAATTGGTATTAGAGAAGAAATTCGGCATTAAGAAGGAATTTAGTTCACGTTACACGGACAAGGGTTTACAATGTGAAGACGAAGCCATTAGTTTGGTAAACGATGTTTTGGGTTTAGGGTTTATATTTAAGAACGAAGAACATTTTAATAACGATTGGATTACAGGAACACCCGACGTAAATACGAATGAAATTCTTTTAGATATTAAATGTAGTTACGAAGCACACACGTTTCCGTTCTTTGAAGACGAAATACCTACAAAAGATTATTACTATCAACTACAGGGTTATATGTGGCTAACAGGCAAGACCGAAGCACTACTTTGTTATTGTTTAGTCAATACTCCTTTAGAAATAGTTGAAGACGAAATTAGACGTGAACATTGGAAGCAATTTAAAATTGACGAAGACGCAGAAATTAGAGAATATGTAGAAAAAAAACATAACTTTGACCACCTTCCAGAACAAACAAAAGTAAAAGTGTTTAAAATAGAACGTGATGAAACAGTAATTTGGGAAATACAAAACAAGGTTGAAGAAGCAAGGGTTTATTTTAACAGTTTAATAGAAACAATATGAAAGCAATACTTGAATTCAATTTACCTGAAGAAAAAGACGAATACAACTTTGCAAACAACGGAGTAAATTATTATATAACATTAGTTGAGTTTGACCATTGGTTAAGAAGCGAATACAAATACAACGGTAACGAAGCAATGTTTGAAGTAAGGAAAAAACTAAACGAATTTATTAACGAAAACAACGTAAAAATATGAAAGAAAAAACAATAGCAATTATTATTTGGATAGCAATTTATGGTTTTGCTGCCGTTGGTATTTATAATTTATTTAATTGGTTGATATGAAAACACGAATTAAAAAACTATGGAACTACATTTGTTACATAAACAAAGAAGTAATAAAATGTCAAATATTCACAGGACGAGGTAAATTTTAAACTATGAACATACAAATACAAGACAAAAACGTTTTAAGCGTTATGGCACGATTTAAAGAACGTTCAGAAGCTGGAATAAAGAAATACAAGACAACGTTAGAACGAACGGATTTAAGCACGTTAGAATGGCTTACACACGCACAAGAAGAAGCGATGGACTTTGTTCTATACTTGGAGCGATTGAAACACGAATACAAACAATCTAAATAAATAAAAATGGAAACAAGAAACAACACAGGTGCAATTTTTAAGAACGACAACAAAAAAGCGGAAAACCATCCCGATTACAAAGGAAAAGTAAACGTAAATGGTAAAGATATGGAAGTAGCGTTATGGATGAAAACTTCAGCAAAAGGAGTTAAATTCTTTTCAGTAAGTTTTAGTGAACCATTTGTAAAAGGTGAGCCACAAATAAATAAAAATGAGCCACAAATTCAAACATTGGATGTAAACGACGATTTACCGTTTTGATATGTACATACAAGACGAACAGTTACGCAAGGAATTGAAAAAGATTTTAGCGTTTAAAAAACGAAACAGCATAGTAAAAGAAATACAGGACAAAGGAAACAAATTTCATTTTTTCCAGCTTACAAATTTTCTTCAGGGCAAAGACGTTTCACTTTCAACGCTTAAAAAAATAGATTACTTCGTAAATAGATAACAGTTGTATAGACGCTCGTTTTAATGGCGTTTATACTTTGTTATTTGTAGGCGCAGACTTAATTGTTTGCGCTTTTTTTGTTGTACACAACTAATTGTTAATAAATTTGTTTTGTTATTGTTGAAAAATTAATCATACATTTGCTTAATATCTAAACAATATAAATTGGAATGGTTAACTAAAGTTGCAAAGCATCATAACGAATGGGTCAAAATGGTTAACACTTTCGGCGAATACTTTTTTGCTGAAGACATAGTACAAGAAACGTACATAATGTTAATGAAGTGGAGTAGCGAAGAAAAACTATTCAAAGACGGAAACATAAGTAAGGGGTATATGTGGTTAGCTTTAAAAAATACTTTTCTTCAGCACGTGAACAAAAACAACAAAATTAAATTTATACCTTTAGACGACGTTTATAATTTAGCAGAAGAAAACAACACAGAAGAAAACGAAGCTTACAACGACTTGCTGAATAACGTAGATTTAGAATGTGATAGTTGGCATTGGTACGACAAACAATTATTTGAGTTATACAAAAACACGAATAAAAGTTTAAGACAAATAAGTGCAGAAACAAACATAAGTGTAACAAGTATTTTTAACACTGTAAAAACTTGTAAAAAACGAATTAAAAATAACGTAGGTGAAGACTACCAAGATTTTATAAACCAAGATTACGAACTAATAAAAAAGAAAAAATGAAAAGTAAAGGATTAGGCGATACAATCGCAAAGATTACAGAAGCAACAGGAATAGACAAGTTAGTTAAATTTATTGCAGGTGAAGACTGCGGATGTGACGAACGTAAAGAAAAGTTAAATAAACTATTTCCGTATGCAAAACCATTGTGTTTAACAGAAGACGAATTTAACACGTTAGACACTTATTTTAAGCAAAACACGAACACCTTAACAAGCGACGAACAAACAAGTCTAATAGCAATTAATAACAGAGTACTAAACCAAAAATTAACCTTCAGTACCTGTTCAAGTTGTCTTCGTGATTTAGTAAGTAAGCTAAGAGTAATTTATAACGAGTACAGTCCAGAACAAACAGAAGATGCAAGTAGCGAAGGTTAAAATAAACAGCATAAAGACGAACCCAAAGAACCCACGTTTAATAAAAGACGACAAGTTTAAAAAGTTAGTCAATTCAATTAAGGAGTTTCCGCAAATGTTAGAACTACGTCCAATTGTAGTAGATGAAAACAATATTATTTTAGGTGGAAATATG